AAAAAAAAGGACATACCTTCAAAAAAAGAAGTTGAAAAGAAAATTGAAACAATAAAAAAAGATACAGAAGTAGATAAAGAAAAAGATACCGAAGAAAAAAAAGATGATAAAAAACCAAAAACAGAAAGTGGTGGAACAACAGTAGTTATTGGTGGTATAAGTTATGCAACGGCAAATTGGATGAAATCACAATGGGAAAATGCTGGACTATCAACAAAAAATATTGAATTTATAAATTATAATGAAGGTTCAAAATTAGAAAAACTAAAAGACACTAAAAATGTGACAAAGATTATGGGTTTTTCAGCTGGCGGAAGGTTAGTCTGGAAAGAAATAGATAATAATCCAAAAGACTATGATTTTATTGGACTTATTGACCCATCATCATCAAGGGTTTATAGTAAACTACCATCTAATGTTTATTCACTATCAAACAGTGGTAATTGGGGTGGATATCCATCAATAAAATCAGTTCTCACTTCTATGGAAAAAAATGGTGTATTAACAAAAACCAGCAAAGCCCATAGAGATATTCCGCTAGAATTTTTCAAAAAGCACAAAGATAAATTGGATTAATATAATTTATAAGTAACAAACTTAATTATTTATTCAAAATTACTATAATGTATATTTATGTTATATGGCATACGGAACAACATATGGTTTAGCTTTTCCTTTTGAACAATCATCACTTGGTAAGTATCTTGGTGTTACACAAACTGCTGACGACGAAATAAGAAGTAATTTAATTCATCTTTTATTAACTAGAAAGGGTACCAGATATTTTTTACCAGATTTTGGAACAAGACTATATGAATTTATTTTTGAACCATTAGATGGGCCAACATTTTCTGATATTGAATCTGAAATTAGAGAAAGTGTTGGTAGATATATGCCAGGAGTTTTAGTGACAAATATTGAAATTAAAGAAGCGACTGCAGATTTAGAAGATCCTGGTGCTACATACATAAATTCAGAAGGACAAAGAGAATATCGTGTCCCTGGTTTATCACAAAAAGAATATACAGCAAGAGTTAGAATTGATTATAAAGTGACTAACACTGCATTTGAATCTAATGATTTTGTAATACTTAATATATAATGGCGGAAAAGAAAATATCATACACAACAAGAGATTTTCAGGGAATTAGAACTGAATTAATAAATTTTACAAGACAATATTATCCCGACCTTGTACAAAATTTTAATGACGCTGGAATTTTTTCTGTATTTTTAGATTTAAATGCTGCTGTAACAGATAACCTACAATTCCACATTGATAGAAGTATCCAAGAAACGGTACTTCAATATGCACAACAAAGGTCATCGGTTTTCAATATCGCAAGAACATATGGTTTAAAAGTACCAGGACAAAGACCATCAGTTGCCTTAGTCGATTTCTCAATAACGGTACCTGCTTTTGGTGATAAAGAAAATCTTAGTTATTGTGGTATATTAAGACGAGGTTCACAAGTACTAGGAGGTGGACAACCATTTGAAACGGTTTATGATATTGATTTTTCATCGGCAGTAAACGCAGAAGGTTCACCAAATAGGCTAAAAATCCCAAATTTTGATTCTAATGGTAAGATTATAAATTATACAATCATAAAACGTGAAGTTGTTGTAAATGGTGTTACAAAAGTATTCAAAAGAGTGATAACACCAAACGATGTAAGACCTTTCTTTGAACTTTTTTTACCAGAAAAAAATGTATTAGGAATAACAAGTGTTTTAATTAAAGAAGGAACACAATACGTTACAATCCCACCAACACAAGAGTTTTTGGGTCAAAACAATAGATGGTATGAAGTCAAAGCTTTAATGGATGATAGAGTATTCATCGAAGACCCAACAAAGACTTCAGATAGTCCAGGAATTAAAGTAGGAAAATACGTAACAACGACTGATAAGTTTATAACTGAATATACCCCAGAAGGTTTCTTTAAAATGACTTTTGGTGGTGGTAATACTTCAGCTGAAGACCAAGTAAGAGAATTTGCAAGAGATGGACTATCTTTTGACCTTTCAAAATATACAAACAACCTAACATTGGGTAGTGCGTTAAAACCAAACACAACAATGTTTATTCAATATAGAATTGGGGGTGGTAGTTCATCAAATTTAGGTATAAACGTTATAAATCAAATTGGTAGTGTAAATTTTGCAGTTAACGGTCCATCTGATAATGTTAATCGTAGTGTTATCAATTCACTAAGATGTAATAATGTAACAGCAGCAATTGGTGGTGCAAACAACCCAACAACTGAAGAAGTAAGACAAATGGTTTCATTTAATTTTTCTGCACAAAATAGAGCTGTAACAATTAACGACTACGAATCAATAATAAGAACAATGCCTTCACAATTTGGGGCACCAGCGAAAGTTACAATTACAGAAGAAAATAATAAAATTAAAATTAAATTATTATCTTATGATAGTGATGGTAAATTGACAGAAATAACATCAAACACACTTAAACAAAATATTGCAAATTACCTATCAAATTATAGAATGATAAATGATTATATTTCTGTTGAGAGTGCAAATGTAATAGATTTAAGTTGTAATGTTGACGTTGTATTAGATGCTAGTCAAAACCAGGGTACCATCGTTACACAAGTTATTGATATAATAACACAATATTTTTCACCTGGAAATAGACAGATGGGTGAAAATGTTTATGTTTCAGAAATAAGAAAAAGAATTCAAAATTTGGATGGTGTTATTAGTATTTCAGACATTCAGTTTTTTAACAAAGTTGGTGGACAATATTCGTCATCACAGACATCACAAAGATATATCGACCCAGAGACAAGACAAATAGAATTAATTGCTGATACTATATTTGCTGAACCAACACAAATGTATCAAATTAGATTCCCAAACAAAGATATTAACGTAAGAGTTCTTAACTTTAAGGGGGTTAACTTTTCTTGATAATTTATTTTTTTTATAAAAGGATTATTTTTCTAAAATAGGAAATAAACTATTTATGAAAAAAAGAAACTTCAATGCCTAAATCATATAGAGTAAGAACCCAGGTTGGGGTTGACAAATCAATAAAAGTTAATTTGGACCAAGATTTTGACCAGATTAATATACTTTCATTAAAAATTTTACAAAGTGATGTTTATAGTAGACAATGTTCTGACTATGGTGTTATAGTTGGTCGTGTTTTTGTAAATTCTGGATTTGGTTTACCAAATGCAATGATTTCTATCTTTATACCATTACAACCAGAAGATGAAAATAATCCGATAATAAGTGAATTATATCCATATCGAAGTCTATCAGATATCAATGAAGATGGTTATAGGTATAATTTATTACCTAAGATACCTTCATATGAAGGCCATGCGGCAACAGGGAACTTCCCAACAAAAGAAGAAACCCTATTAGACCAATCTTATATTGAAGTTTACGACAAGTACTATAAATACACAACAAGAACCAACGAAAGTGGGGATTATATGATATTTGGTGTTCCACTAGGAGCTCAAACTGTCTTCTTGGATGCTGATTTATCTGATATGGGTTGTTTTTCACTAACACCACACGACTTAATTGAGAGTGGAATTGCAACAGAAAATCAAGTCAATGGAAACACATTCAAATCCTCAACAAATTTGAACGAACTACCACAAATAAAAACATTGAATAAAATTGTTGATATTTCACCACTTTGGGGTGATACCGATGTTTGTCAATTAGGGATAACAAGAGTTGACTTTGATTTAAAATCTGAAGCTAACATTAATATTGAACCCAAAGCCGTATTTATGGGTTCAATTATATCAACAACTGATGATGATTCATTAAGAGTAAGTTGTAAACCAAAAAACAATACTGGAAATCTTTGTGAGTTAATTGCAGGTCCAGGACAAATATTATCAATAAGACAGACAATAAATGTTGATGTTAATGGACTTCCAATTTTAGAAGAATTCAAATTACCAAATGGTGGCAAAATTATCGATGGTGATGGTTCATACCTTGTAAATCTACCAATGAATTTGGATTATGTATTTACAAATGAATTTGGCGAACAATCACTATCAAACGACCCAAAAGTTGGGATTCCAACAAAAGCAAGATACAGATTCAAGTTCAAGTGGGAAAATGAAGGCGGTTTACAAAATGAAGTTCTTAGAGCAAATTATTTTGTTCCAAACATTAAAGAACATGGGTGGACTGCTTCAACTTATAATAGTGACCCACTGAAAACTGGTATAGTACAAACTTTATCTGGAACAACACAAGGAGGTCAGAATACTCTTATTTTTGGTCCTCTTGGTGATAGTGGATTAGTTTTTGATGATTCGGTTAATTTATCAAGTTATTCTGTTGAAATAGGGCCAAATTCAGGTGGACCTTGGACGACATATTATGGTGATACACAAGTAATATCAACAGAAACACCAAATGATTTTGTAAATATAACTTTGGTTCCAGAAGATCCAAACCAACCCGCAACTATAATATATAAGTTTTATAATAAAGAATATTTGAATTTATTCAAATCATATTCATTTAGTTTAGACTGGGATGACTATGCAGACCCAGAAGCGGCCTTAAATTGTGAAGACACTTTTTATGAATTTCATTATAATAAAGTGTATACAACTGCTATGTTCCTTGATCGATATAAAAAAGGTCTTGGCCGAGCAAGACATCTTGGTATTAAAGAAATTGATAACAGAACTTGTAAATCAACAACAAACACATTTCCAGTAAATGATGCTATAAGAAATTTTGATTTTTTATTTTTTATATTTAATTTATTTATGTCTATTTTAACACCACTTGTTTTTGTTCCATTATTATTTATAGCACATTTAATATCTTTTATTTGGCCAATATTAAAAATCCTTCTAATTTTCTTAGGGATATATGTAACATATCTTGGTGTTGACGCTGGAGTTGACTTATATTACTATATCGGATCATTAGGTGATGCAAATTTTGCCGGACCAATAATCTCAATTTCAACAATTATACAAATCGGAAAACAATTTTTAAAAATGGTATTTATGATTGCAGCAGGATTAGCATTGATTGGTCTCACATTAAAATACTTAATCAATATTGATAATTTCCCAAGACTCGGTTTACCAATGTTATCGTATCCAGATTGTACAACATGTGATTGTGAATGTGGTCCAGCCGATTTTTCTGAAGCAAATAATATTAGTGAATCATCAATTAATCAAGAAATATTAAATGCACAATCTCAAATTTCTGTTGAGGACTTACCACTCGGAATTCCCACAACTGCTATCACGGATAATAGTTTTTTAGCACCTATAAATTTACCTTTAAATTATACAAAACTAACTCACCCTAATGTAACTCAACCAGACTTGAGTTCAGCAATTTTAGGTCCTTATTATTGTATAACAACCCCCTCTTGTATGCCTCCTTTGTCTATATTTGAACCTGTTGCTTGTGGTTATAAATCATTAAGTTATGCAATACAAGAAGGGTGGATTGAAGATAATGTATTAACATCTGCTACACTAGGATTTCAAAGATTGTTTAGTGGTAGCGAATCTTTGGATTCAAATGATGATTATTATGGAATACCAGGAAATTATTTTTTGCATGCACCAAATCATTTTTTATTTTCAGCACAGAAAAAAAATTTTATAAATCATAGATTTTTTGCAAAACCTTTTACCGAAACATTATCTCAAAAACTTAATGAATTTAATTTAAGACAAAAATATTTTGACAATGTAAATAAAATTGAAGTAACATTTAACAAACCACAAAATAATACAAAACATCAAGATCAAGTTTTAATTGTTTTAGCAAAACGAGGAACACTAGGACAAATAGGTGTTGGAAATTTATTCACCTTCCAAGAAGGAAAATTATCATTATGTAATCAAAATTTAACTGGTACAAGTTTTCACAATGGGGTTAATTTTTCAGAAAATCAATTTGGTAATAATGCTGTAACAGGTACAAGTGTGACAGGATCAACTATCGTTACAGTACGATACGCTCAGTCTCATAATTCAAATTCAGAGGTTCAATATACACTAAGTAATACCGGTCAAACAGAAACATATTTAAAGTATAATATTGATTTAGAATATTTTCAGATAATATCTGGTTATACCTATTCACAATTTATATCTTTGGCTGACTTTACAAACCCCCAAGATTTCCCAAATAAATATTTACAACACGATAGTACTTTTGTTTATAGAAATAAATGTGATATATTGAACAATCCACCACTTGGGTCTTATCAATATGAAAATTATCTAAAAATTATTGAAGAAATACCACAATATGGTAATTTTGAAATTTTAATTATAACAAGAGGTGTTGACCCACATTCACCAAAACAATATAATCGTTACGATTTATCAAGGATATTTGGTAAAAACTTTGGATTAGGACCAATTGTTGATGGTGAATATTTTTTAAATATACCAATAAAGGGTCAAAATGTTGGTGTTAAGCCAATATCACACTTAATAACACAAAATGATTTACCATCTAACAATTTATATTTTGAACCATATAATTTTAAAATAAGTGAAACATACGTTGTTAGTGGTGTAACTTGTAATGAATTTTCTGGATTTACATCAACACTACCTTATTATTATTTATGTCCTGATGAAAGTATTGCAGCAAACTACTCACCAGCACCACCTTCATTTGGTTTTGATAATATTGTAACATTATCACTATCACAACATACTGTGTTTAATAATAATAGTAAAAGAGCTTTATTATTGCCAACAGTGAATAATACAATATACACACCATTTGTTACAACACCATTAAAGTCTACAACTAATTATTATTTTGCCGGAGGTTCTTTTATTGCCTCTAATTCATCCGCTGGCCCAGTCTATACAGATATGTCCCAAGCATTTATCGGTGATGATGACCAATACTCAAATGGACTTACAAAGTATGCAGTTTATTCACCAGCATATTACAAATACAACCCAACACCAGTAAATTTTGTTGTTGACCAAACACCTGGACAACCACAGTACCTTGTAATGAGAAGTGATAGAATACCAACATCAACTAGTGTACAAGAAAATTTTGGTGAAACAAGTTATGGTTTACATCAAAACACTAATTTACAATGTTATAAATCAGATAGTGGTGGTTCACCTAATTTTGGTATCGCACCAGACCCATCTGCCGGACAAACAGTTTACGATGAAACTGAATTTGTTCAAGGACTAACGTCAACACTAGGTTGTGAAGATATGAAACCTTTAGAGTGTTACTCAGGAAGTGGAACAAATGTCGGTATTGACCCAAATTGTGATATTCCAGCTGATAGATTGATCAGAGGTTGTTATTGTTTATTAAATCCACCTTATATTTCTGAATTCCCCGCTGACGCAAGATTACTATTAGAATGGAAAACAAGATTCACATTAACACTCGCGATTTGTCGTGGAGTGTTTTCACAAACATTCCAAAATAATTGGGTTAATGGTGTTTTATATATGTTTTCATTCAATAAATCAACACAATACAGTTTAACAAAACCTGATGAACCTATTTACAAATATTGTAAAGATACAATAATTTATAATGAATTAACTAAAGGTTTTTATTACAGATCATCACCCTGGGATGGTTATAAATTCATAGGTGTTAACTCACCACCTACAAACGATTATTGGCCTTCAAACCTTGTATATAACTATCCTGGTTTAGGTTATAACACAAAAAGAATTCAATTCCCAACAACAATTATGGATTTAGGACCTAGAAATAAATTTATAAGTCAAGTGTGTAATGATTCTAATTTAAATGTTTATTTAGCAGACCAGATTAAATCAACGTCTTACCAAGATAATTCCGATTTAATACAAATGGGTTTTATTTCAAGACTACTTAATGCTTCTGTTTGGGATCAAATTTTACCAATTGGAAATCCAAGTGGTGCAAGCTCGGAAGGTAAAGGGATTATTCAATTTTTTAACAGTAATAGACAGGGTGAAAGAATTGATGGTGATTTTGCGCAAGTACTATCAATTAATTCAGAATGGAAAGTAACACCTTACATTGAAGAAAATTACCCAAACAATTTCTTATATATTGGTGAAGACGCAACACAAGACCAAAGACCAGTATTTGGTATTTTCTTTTCATCTTCCACTGAAGATTATAGATATAGAAAGAAACTTTCACCAGGAATTGAAATTTTGAGTAATAAATGTGGTGGTGTGTTCAATTTTTATGGGTATTCATCAGACCAAGTTGTACCACACTATAGATGGACAATTACTGGTCCGACAAATAGTATTTTTGGTACTGAAAACAATAATTGGGACACTGATGTATTACAAACAGGAGGATTTTTTAGTAAACACTATCAAGATTTAGACTTCAATACCGACCCATATTTCAGAAAATCAAACCCTTTTGAAAATTTTGGGTTTATAACAAATTTTGACTTAAACGATGACCCACAAATATTACCAACTGACGTTGTAAACGGATTACCAAATCAAAGTATAATTGTTGGTGCTCCTTATCATTTTTATTTTGGACTAATAAATGGTAATACAGCTGTTGACAAATTTATTAAACTTTATGTTAACACAGAATAATAATGCCAGTCGATAGCACAACAAATATAATATTAAGTAATAAGAGGTTTCAAGGTGCCCCAACTTTAGATGGACAACAAAAAATTTCTTTGGAACAATCATCACATGAATTTGTTGAATATGAAAGGTATATTGATGTCAATCTTGAAGAAACATTTGTTAATGAAAGAGAAAATTCAAACATATTTAGACCATCAGCAAAATACACATTAGTGATTAAAAATGAATATTTAGGTGGAACAAACTACAAACCATATGTTGACTATTTAGCTTATTCTAATATTACAGAAAACGCAGAACAAGTTGCGTGTACAAATTTTAGTGCTGTTACTTGGTTTGGTTATCCACAATATAATGAATTTGATTTTATCAGAACCGATAATAATAATGTTGGCTACACATCTGGACCAAACAACCATCAATTATTTGTAAGTAAAAGTGCAACAACATATAATTGGACACATTATATGTCATACGCATATTCAAATAATTTTACAAAACAACTTTATGTACATGACCCAGAAACTTTAACAATTTGGTCTTTTCAAGCACAAGAAGGAATACCTTATTTAATAACATCTAGAGCTAACAATATAATATCTTTTAAATGTCCAGTTAAACACGGATTAAATGTAAATGAATATGTCCAACTACCATTTTTTTATAATGGAACAAATCTATTTGAAGTTGATTCTTTAGGTGATGGTGGTGCTGGTAGTGAAGATTATATTTTTAATATTTTTGATGTTGGATATTTAACAACAAATTTTGATGTTGGAAATTCTGGTAATATAAAAAGAGTTTTGGACCCAGTTAATTCAGGAGAAACGACATCAAAATACTATGTAAAAGTCAATAAAATTTTGACTGACGTTGATGATGTTGTTTTAACAAAATCAGGTTTTGAACAAAATATTTTTAATTTAAAAAGACAATATGAAAAAGTATTGTCTGGTGGTACACCTTTACAAATTTTAACACCATCAACTTGTCCAAGAACATCAATTATTGAAGGTTCACAATGTTACACATTATCATTTAATAGAGATATAAATATTGGACAACTTAAAGATAATCAAAATCGACCAATAACCGAATTATTTTTTACAACAATATGGAAAGGATATTGGGGTTGGACAAATAAACTTAGGGAAGGATTTGAATTTAACACACCATTACAAAATAATCAACCATCTGTTTTTTGGGATAATAATAATGGTTTATCAAATACAAACATATCATCAATAACATATACATCTACTATAGGTAGTGGACCTTTTTTATATAATGGCGAACTGAAAAGTGGTGATATAATTGAAGGTGATTTTTGTGAATGGAATGATTTTACACAAGAAGAAAGAGTTGTGTCAAGAAAAGTACATAAGTTCACGTTTAATCAAACTTGGTTTACTCAGTACAATCAATTTTCACAAAATAATCAGTTGGGATATTATTATTATCCACATAATCCAGTAATAATAAGAGTTTTTTCTGAATATGTTGAAGAAGGAGATTCGAATGTTGTTACAGGTATTCCAGACTGGGCTTTTTATTCTAATAGTTCAAATGGATTTAGATGGAGAGATATATATCCATATGGATATGTTGATTCATCTGGATTAGGCGTTGAATATCCTTTTACAAATGGAAAACATTACCCATTTAGTACAAATATATTTAGACTTTTTTATGAAGGAATTGGACAACCAGACATAAATCAAATACAACAACCAACAATAGATGAGTGTGAATAAATACAAAATTGTTAAATCAGCAATTGGTAGACAAATAAATTTACCAATAGAAGTTAAATGGGATTTTTCTGAACGTGACCAAGCTATTGATACTTATCAAGGTGAGGTTTTAGATGAATTAATTGGTTTACCAAATGACTTTGAACTTTCAAGATTTTCACATAACAATTATGTGAGTAAAAATGATGATTTATTAACAAAAATAAATTACGAATTTTATTTTTTTGATACTGGTTCAACAATTAATAACCCAAGTTCTTGGAAAAATAGTTATTTATTTGAAAATTTTACAATGCAAGACGTTTATTATTTTTCAAAACCTTTTACCAAATCATTTTTCAAACTAGATTTCTATGACACAACAAATGAATCAAGTCAAAAAAATTATTTTTCAATAATATTACCAGTACAACAAGGTGACTTTGAAACGGTAACAATATCAACATTTTTACAAAATGTGGAGATAAGAAAACCAAAAATGGGACTAGATTTTGTGGGTGATAAAGAAGGATTTTTTATCTATTGGTTAAGAGAAAATTTTTACATCAACATAAATGAATTTTATATGTCTGCAAAATTTTTTAATGCAAGGTTTGGTGTTTTTGTTAATATGATGAATAGACCACAATCAATATTTTCAGCATCAAATAACTATTATACTTTTAATAAAGCTAATTATTTTTACTATAAAGTAATTTTGGATTACCAATCAAAATCATATGAAGTTTTTGATGTTCTAAGTAGTGGTAGAGTAGGGACTGACGTTTCTTCAATAAACTGGTATGAATATTTAAACCCTTAAAATGGAAGAACAAAAATATTATTTCACAATTTCCAGAGAAAATATTATAGGTGATATAATACAAGTACCTTATACTGGTGAAACCGACATCACAGTTTCAATAGACCCATGTTGTCCGATAACATCAACAACAGTCAACACATTAACTGGTACAACTGGTTATTACCTACCGATGAATTTTTTATTATCCGGTGGAACAAATGGTCAATCACTTTTATCTTGTCTTACAGTACCACTTTTATTTACACAAACTGCAATTGATATTGGTTATTATACACCTTTTGATGGTGCTGTTTTACAAAAAGATGTTATAATAAATTTTGTCTGGTCAGCAAGTACATCAACACCATATACTGTAACTTTTTTTAATACATCAGACCAAGAATTAAAAAAGTTTCTTTCATTGTGTAAATACACTTTGGATTGGGGTGATGGTTCACCATTAATTGACTTGACAAATAGTTTACCAATAACACATACTTATGTTAATTTACCAGAAGATTATGTGATTAGTCTAAAATGTGAATCACCCTGGGGCATTTCAAAGGTAAAAAAACCATTGAAATTACCCTATACTGGTATAACAATAAATAACCCACAAGGTACCGCTTATTTTACCCCAGCTGGTTGTACCTGGACTGGAACGCCTATAAGTTATGACTACATATTCACTGGAGATTCTAACACAAATATACTCGATTATGATAGTTCTAATTATACAACAGTTCCTTTTTTAATTACTGGTTTTACACGAAGTAGTGTGAATGATTTAGCAGTCTATGGCCCAAAATATAATTTATTTGGAGGTAAATTCAAATTAAACTTACCAATTACAGGAAATTCTGGAACTCAAGGGATATATTATGGTCCAGACCCAACGAATAGTTACACAGCATATACAATTGACAATATATTATATTGGGATTTGTCAGATGGTACTACAATTTATTTTATTTCTTCTTATGGTATAGATGTAGATTTATATACTTTATCTGCAATAACAAAAAATGAAGCATTAATGAATGTTATAGACGAACCAGCAATTGAATCTGAATTATTTATTGAAAGGGGTAAAGTTTCTGGTTTGGAAACAATGCAAAGACTTGGTGAAATCGATAATTTGGGAGATATAGCCAAGTATGGGTATGGATTTTTTAGAATCAAAAAATTCTAAAAGCTCGTATTTATTAAAAGATAAACATTATAAACGATAAAAAGTGGCAACAGGAAATTACGGAACAATAAGACCATCAGACGTTAGCCCAGAAGATGTTGAAATTATATTAAATTATACACCATCAAGGGACGATACTGAAAATTTTTTACTAACAAAATTAGACGCAAGAGCTGTACTAAAACCATATTTTCATAATATTAATACTGGTGGTAATGCCAATGTTGAAATTTTAGGTGGGCTTTATAATCTTAAATTACCTGCCGACCAATTTAATAAAATCGGTATATACACTTTGTACATCAGACCAGCGGAAATTAGAACAAAAATAACAGATTGTGGTGTTCTATCATCACTACCAAATGTACAGGGAATTGTTATCGATATAAATAACGTATCTAGTGATTTTAGAAATAAATTTGTAAATCAAGGTTTGATTGGTTTTAGAGTTGAATATTTAAACGATAATGGAACAAAAATACCTAACTTTTTTAGGTTAATAACATCTTCATTTTATTGTGAACCAGTTTATGTTAACTTAACAAACACATCACAAAAAGCCATAAGATATCGCTATGTTGAAGGTGTTACAAATTTACTTTTTTGTACACTTTCACCATCGTCATCACCAACAAACAAACCAAATGCCATCCCATATATTGGACAACCAAATCAAAATATTATAATAACAAATACATTTTTTAATCCAATTACAACCGAAATTGAAATTGTTGAACATGACATATCAACACTTGCAATTGCTTTATATGGTAATCAAACTAAATCTATTGATGACGGTGTTTATACAATTTATGACACTCAAAACAACATTTATAAACAATACAATCTATATGAAATTCGTGATCAATTTAATGAATTATTATTTGAAGTTAGACAAGATAGGGGAACAAATATAGATTTTAGTAAAGCATTTAACAATATAATAGGATAATGCCAATTAACAAATTTACTTGTCCACCACAAGCATCCGCTCAAGGGTCCTTTTCTGACAATTTAGTTGGGTTACAACTTGTTGATGGGGGTGGTCTAACTCAAGCAAATTTTGCTTTTACTACTAATATAACCGAAAAACAAGATAGAAATTTTGAAATAGGTACATTTTCGGACCCAATTTCCCTCGATACTATGAATTTATCAAATGTGGAAGAATCGAAAATGATTATCGCAAATAATTTTCAAGTTTACCCAAACTACGATTTATCACAAGTTACAAATTTCACACTTTATGGTTCATTGGTTCTAAGATTTTCTGCGTCAATAAAAAAGATTATTAATTTCTTTCCAGCAGCACTTGAAGTTACAAACCCAAGAATAAATTACTTAACTGGAGCAACGGCTATAAATATCATATATAATTCTGTTGAAAACGAAACAAAATTAGAGCTTGAATTAGAAAACATAAATAATCCGTTTGGTATTGATTTCACAAATAACGCTGAAAAAAACTTTCAAGCAAGTGAATTATCTGTGTCAAACCTTAGAAATCTTAAAACTAATTATTCGAAATATGTTGTTATTGTAAATAAAAAACACTATCCAATTAACGAAATTGTACCTATAACAAATACCAATCAGGTTTTAACAATATATGTTGAAGGTGATCCATTTTCTGGAAATTCGGTATCCTATGACAATATAATTGTTAGACCGAGTGATTTTTATGTTAATAAAGTTTTTAATGAAAATTTTGATTCGGTTGAAAACTTTTTGTTAAATCGAAATGTTACACCAATTTATACTTCTTATTTTTCAGTACCAATAGAAAATGATGATGGGTCTTTTACTTTTAGTTATAAAGCTTTACGATTTCCAAAAAATGGAGTTTGGAATTTAGATTTAGTTACAGGTTCATTTGAAAATTATTTATCAGAATTAAATAGTTTTGCAACAAGTTTAGATTCATATAAAACAAATTTAATATCTCGATTTTTTACTACCGCATCATTAAAAGAATTTGATACTGTGGATAAAAAAGTTGAAAAAGTTTTACAAATATATGGAAGGAGCTTTGATGAAACAAAAACATTTATTGATGCTCTATCGACTATAAATTCAGTAAGATATAATGTTAAAAATGATATTCCTTCACAATTATTAAAAAATTTAGCCCAAACCCTTGGTTGGAAAACAAATATGTCACCAATCACAGAAGAAGATTTTTTAAATTCAGTGTTTAGTACAAGCGAGAGTAGTTTTAGCGGTGTCCCAATAGGTAAAACACCAGATGAAATTAATTATCAATATTTTAGAAATTTAATATTGAATTCGGCATTTCTTTTTAAATCAAAAGGGACCAGAAAGTCTATTGAAATACTTTTAAGACTTGTTGGTGCACCAGATTTTTTAGTTGATTTTAATGAATATATTTACATTGCTGACCAAAGAATTAATATAAATGATTTTGACACTAAATTCAGAATTGTTGCAACTGGAACTTATACCGAATCAATACCAGTTTTAGACCCAACAGATGTCTATTCCATAATGGGTGTTCAATATACCGGCGTGACAACGTCTAACAAAACAATAGACATTTCTTTAACAAGGGAAGATTACCCAATTGATAGTTTTGGTTGCCCAAGTACACCAGTTGATAGTGAAAATTACTATTTCCAAATTGGTGGGGGTTGGTTTGAATCAACACCTCAACACAGAATGCCAGAACAAATAGATTCAACAACATCAGTATTTACTGGTTCGAACCCAAATTACCAAACAAAACTTTTACCATTCAGTTATGGTGAAGAATATTTGGAAAGATATAGAAAATTTCCATTTATGGATTTAGGTTTTAGATTAAGAAGGGTTATTGATAATAAAAAAAGTTGGTATGATAATGAAAGTGATTTAAGAAAAAGTTCTGATGGAAATTTTAACGCATATTACTACACATCAGATGAATGTCTTGTTTTGAATGTAAAAAATGTTGACGTAATGCTTAACCCAAGTTTTGGATTGGCTTATGATGTATGGAGTATGTCAAGACAATATAATTTCCCAATACCAAATCAAGGATTAAATTATGTCCAACCAACTCATTGTAATCCGAATCCAAACACACCTTACCCAAAAAGGGGTGGTATAGATTGGACAGAAATAATACCAAAACCAAAAGAAAAAACATTTTTTGAATTTGCACAAACTTTTTGGCGAAATATGATTAATGTTAGAAATAGACAATTTATTACAGATGGTAAGACTGGTGGCTATCCAACACTATCATCAATATATTGGAAATATTTGGAATCACAAAAATTAGCCGGAATCAAAAATGATAATTTTAATTACCAAACAATGTTGGATTATATCAATGGTATTGGTGATTATTGGATAAGATTGGTTGAGCAAATGATTCCGGCAACAACAATATGGAATACCGGGGTTAGATTAGAAAATTCAATATACCATAGACAAAAATTTGTATGGAGAAGACAATTTGGATGTAAGATTGTTCCAATACCTTGTAAACCTTGTTCATTAGTTACACAGTTATTCGCATATGATTGTCCTACACAATTTTTAAGATGTGGTTTATATCCTTGGACATATAGTCCAATCGGTGGTAAATTTGGTGTAATTTTAACAGTAGCATTAAATAATTATTTAACAAGTCAAGGAATTTCAAGTCTTAATCAATGTCAACTTAACACACTTTATGTTCAGTGGTATGTTAATACAAAACTAAATGGTACCACACTTTCAACTAATTTATTTAGTGAAACTTATGGTTACCAAAATTACCCAACTAATTCAGAATGGCTAAATGGTCTTGAAACGGTTTTAACTGATATAGAAAATTATGGTTATAATTTTAGTATAGATTACGTTGACGAAAATCTCTACATATATAATGTTAATTGTACACCTTTTGATGATAACGATACTTTTACTCTTGAATTGGGTATAAACTTTACAATACTCTGTACTGAACAATGAGTTTTATAGCATTTCCATCTATATTATTAACTGGTGATTGTAGTAATACATCTTCTGGTGCTTTACAATTAGAAATTGTCGGGGGAAGTCCGAACTGGATTGTGTATGAAGGTCCTACAATTAGTGGGTTATTACCAACAACAGCGGTTACAACATCATATCCATATTATTATGTTGATAATTTACCAGTCGGTAATTATAACTTAACAATAGAAGATTCTGATTTACCACCAACAATAAAATATTTTTCTTTTATAATATCTTCTGGGGTTACAGTTTCAGTCGATTGTGAAGGTACAACTTGTAATCTAAATAACGGATCAATAACTGCAACAACACAAACTTTTGCTAATGGAACTGAAATATATTTGTATGACATTGCAAACAACTATATTGATAGTGGTACAACATCAACATTACAAAACTATATAATTTTTAATAATTTACAACCAGATTCATATTATGTTGATGCTTATGATGTTGGTGGTTGTTCTGGTACATCAGAATCTTGTATTATTAAAGATTCCACAAATTTTACATTTGGTTATTATAAAGTAAATTCAGCTGGTTGTGTACCTGGTATCAATAACGGTAAAATTTATATAACAGGATTAACAGACCAAACAAGTGCATATACAATAAACTGGTTAGCCGATGTAAATGGACAAACTGGTATAACAGTTACTGGTTTAACACAAGGACTTTATCCCGTTGAAATTACAAATCAAGAAGGTTGTACAAATGTTGATTACATACAAATAGATGAAGTACTACCAATAGAAATAATAAGTGTTATAACACGTCCACCAACTTGTTTACAACCAGATGGTGAGTTAAGTGTTGTAATAAATAATGGTACTGCACCATATTATTTTAGTGGGTCAAATAATGATGTTTTGGTTACTTTTGATACTAATTATACATTTAGTGGTCTTTCTGCTGGGTTATTTTCATTTTCCGTAACAGATTCGGCATTATGTACGGTAGTTGGTCAATACACACTATCGACACCAAATTCATTTGCTTCAATTGATCTAATAACGACAAACTCAAATTGTAATGTAAATAATGGTATTTTAGATGTTTACATAAATAATGGAATTGGTACTGGTAGTTATACGTTTACCCTATCTGGAGCAAATGGAACATACATCTCAAACGTAGTTGGTGGTGTATACAAACAATTTGCATCATTAGGCAATGGTTCATACACTTTATTTATTGATAACAATTTAGGGTGTGTTTATACCGGAACAACAAGTATTTCATCAGTTGATAAATTTGTAATTTCGGCAACAACAACGGGAACAACTTGTGGTTTATCAAATGGTGGATTTAGTATTTTTGTATCGACTGGTGCAACATATCCAGTAGTTTATTCATTATCTGGACCACAAAATATACCTTTTCAGTTCAATGGAAATTTTAACAATCTTCCATCAGGAAATTATATTTTATCCGTCACAGATGCAACTGGTTGTGTGCAACAAAAACCGATATTTATATCACCATCAAGTAGTGTATATTTTGATTTTGTAATATTTAATCCTATTTTTGGAAACGATGGTGAAATAGATGTATTAATTACAAGTGGAACACCACCGTTCACATTCAATTGGTTTGGAAATGTTGGACTACAGACAGGACTCGTTATTACAGGTTTAACATCAGGAAACTATTCTTGTACTGTAATAGATTCAAATGGGTGTACCTTTTCAAGGTCCACAAAACTTAAAGGAACTGAAATATTAGGCGCATATACAACTTATGAAGTTTGTGAAGGTAATTTTTCAAATTCAGAAATACTCGGAAAAAGAGGAATTAAACAAATGTTTAATGAAGGATTTTATGATTTAACATCTGGAGATACAAACTGTATTGTGAATGAAGCAAAATTTAGTGTTCAAGTCACGGTAGGTACCGAAACAAAACAAGATATATTTTACATATCAAACGGATTAAATGATTTTCCAAATGATCAAGATTGGGGGTTAGCCCTTAAAAATATTTTAGAAACTTTTGTTGGGATTGGTGAAGTTTTAATTGATTATACAAATAACAAAATTACAATAACAAATGATTGTAGTGAAATTGAAAAAAATTGTGGATTTGAAACATATAATTTATTAAATGATACAAAAATAATCTCAAACTTAGTAATAGAATATAACATTTCTTGTGTTTCTTGTAGTTAATTATGACAAATCTAATAATAAATTCAATAGTAGGTCTATTACCACCATTTAGTGGCTATGCTTGCGATGTTTATGGAAATCAATGTATTTACATTGGACAAATTACTGTAACTCCTATTACAATAACATTACCACCACAATTTGACACAGCACCAGCAATTGGGTTAAAACTAATCGATACTACTGGTTGTGAAAAATTAATAACACTCATCTGTATTGATGAAGAAACAACACTCAAACGATTTCAAGATGGTGACGACTTCTTTTTTATGGATTATGAAATTTATCAATTCCAATAATAAAACTTGATGTATTTATAAATAAAACTATAAATGGGATTTCTAACCGATAGAACATTAGCAACCGGGGTTACATTACAAGATTTAATACATATTGTGGATCCTACGGATACATCACAAAACCCTGCAGGGTCTTCTTACAAAGCAACCTTGTCTCAAGTTGCCACGTTAATTGCAACGGTTGGTACCTCAGGAACATCAGGAACAAATGGAACAAACGGTACTAATGGAACTAGTGGTACAAGTGGGGCATCGGGATCAAGTGGTGCTTCAGGAACGAGTGGTTCATCGGGTACTAATGGGACAAACGGTTCTTCGGGTTCTTCAGGAATATCTGGCTCTTCAGGAACCTCAGGGTCAAACGGAACTTCAGGAACTAACGGATCTTCAGGTACAAATGGAACCTCTGGTGTCAATGGAACTTCCGGAACAAATGGTACATCAGGTACTAATGGTACAAACGGTTCTAGTGGATCAAGTGGATCAAGTGGATCAAGTGGTGTTTCGGGTTCTTCAGGAATATCTGGCTCTTCAGGAACCTCAGGATCAAACGGAACTTCAGGAACTAACGGAACTTCAGGCACAAGCGGAACTAACGGCACAAATGGATCGAGTGGAACATCGGGTACAAGCGGAACTTCAGGAACTTCAGGTATAAATGGGACTTCAGGCACTGATGGAACATCAGGGACTAACGGTACGAATGGAACATCAGGGACTAACGGTACGAATGGAACAAGTGGTACAAACGGCACTTCGGGTACAAATGGAACCAATGGTTCTTCAGGTACTAATGGAACATCGGGAACGAACGGTACAAATGGAACGTCGGGAACTAATGGAACAAGTGGAACAAATGGTACCAATGGTACTTCAGGGACAAATGGAACCAACGGAACTAGCGGAACCAATGGAACTAATGGTACAAGTGGTACAAGTGGTACCAATGGAACTTCAGGTACTAATGGAACTAATGGAACTAATGGAACGTCGGGGACAAATGGCACAAGTGGAACCAACGGGACTTCAGGAACTAATGGAACTAATGGTACCTCAGGAACAAACGGGACTTCGGGTACTAACGGAACTAATGGAACCAATGGAACTTCTGGAACCGATGGAACAAGTGGTACCAATGGAACTTCTGGCACCGATGGAACAAGTGGCACCAATGGAACTTCTGGTACCGATGGAACAAGTGGCACCGATGGAACAAGTGGCACCGATGGAACAAGTGGCACCAATGGAACTTCTGGTACTAATGGAACATCAGGTACGAATGGAACTAACGGTACTTCGGGAACTAATGGGACAAGTGGGACTAATGGAACTTCTGGTACGAATGGTACAAATGGTACAAGTGGTACTAGCGGCATATCAGGTAAGGATGGGGCAAATTCATCAAGATACTCATATAGAAATACTGGATCGGCACCTGCAAATCCAGGATCAGGTAATTTTGTTGCCGACACTAACACTATTAGTGGTGTGACAACGTTCTCAATTAGTAAAGACGATATGTTTGGTGTCGACTTATATGCGTGGTGGTTAGTTTTAGATGACCAAATTAATAACAAGAATAGACCGGCATTTTTACAAATTATAGAAGTTAATGATAATAGTAAATTTGGATATTTTCAAATTGATGGCATTACTGATCAGGGAACTTATTTTGACTTAACTGTTACGTATTTAGCAGGTAACACGAGCTTACTCGATAAAACTTTGTTTACTATAACTTGGAATACGGACGGATCAAATGGAAATGATGGAATTGATGGAACTAGTGGTACATCAGGTAGTTCAGGAACAAGTGGAACCCCCAATCCTCTTTCAGTTTCCGTCAGTGTTGCAAATGGAACCAGTATCACTGGTCCAGGAACAACTACACCTAAGATATCCACCCAAATAACTATACCAGCAAATACTTTTGCGACAAATGCAATTATCGAAGTTTTATGGATTAGTGTTAGAATTTCAGGTTCAGGGGGAACAATTCAGTCTGCAGTATATCTAAGTACTTCTTCCGGAACTTTAGGTTCCAATCCTACAGCTGGGTCTACTCTAATCGCGACAGGAGCTAACGTTTCATCCACGAATGCTATCGTAAAATGTGCCAGAGATTTAAATAAGGTGGGGACATCAGGAACCATTTCTAATGCAGGAACCCAATTTGGTAGTGATTATGGTGTACAGACTTCTATAACTTCATTCACAATAAACAATTCCTCTACTCTTTATTTTCAGTTTTGTACATCTTCCACCGGTGCGGCGGACGTTTCTAATATTAGAGGTATTAGAATAACACAATATTCATAAATTATGATAAACATTACAAAAATAGAAAATGGATTTAAATTTTTTGATCCAGGAATAGAAAAAGAAAAAATATTCTATTACCAAGGACAATACGAAATATTATCCCCGACTTCAGTTCACATATGGACAGACGAGGGAATTATTTTTTTAGATCTTAGCTGTACTATAGAAGGACAATCATTTTCGGATCCCCAAGATTTTATAAATTTTTTAATTTACCAATAATATATACTTAACTACAAGGAGATATTCCTTTTGATCATTTTGACGGACTTCTTTCTGATTTCGAAACAATAAAATCAAATCTTTCTGGAGAGGCCCAGCAACTTTAACTTTAGGTACGATTACTCCATATCTTAATTGTGATGTATGTATTTCTTTTAACGCATGTACAGGATAGAAATAAAAAACCTCACCTTTGAAAGTTGGTGTCAAATTTATTTTATATTATCTATGTAAATTATTACTTCGTTATAATATTCAATAAAGTGCTCGTTCCATAAATCCCATTTTATATCTACACCATCTACTGAGTAAACTTCATAGTTATCAAATAGTGGTAAAATGTTATCTCTGAACCATCTGAATTTACATTTGTGAAAATTCTCATCATCTCTTAAATGAAACTCAGTAACTATTTTTGGTACAGTTTTTAAAAACTCAATGTTTGATGGTTGAAAAACATCATACTCACCTCCCTCACAATCACATTTCAAAAAATCGATTTTTTCAATGTTATTGTCATCTAAGAATTCTTTAAAACTAAATGTTGGTACACTTTCAGAAATGTTGTCCCAACTGATTTCTATTTTCTTTTTATCTGTAATTGCTCCCTGTATAATTTTTACATTTTCTCGACCAACATTTTTTTTCAATACCTCAACATGATAGGATAAAGGTTCTACAACAAAACATTGTTTAGGATTCTTTGGTAATATTGAATATGTAAACGGCCCTAAAGAAGCCCCCAAATCTACAACAACATCCCCCTCCTCAACCTGAAAAATTCTTTCATAGATATTATCCTCAAATATTTCTTTGATTGCAGCATTTACATACCAATCACTTTTCTTTCCCCAATCAAATGAACGGTCGTTAAAATTTTCGTTCATTAATTTTTTATTTATTATTTTGTTTATTTCAAAAATAACCATTTCTGGTGTTATTGTTTTTGTACATTCAAACTGTTTTTCCGTACCTTTATGAAGAGGACACCAATTCCAATCACCGGCATCTAATCTATAATGGTTAAAACAACCATGACATACATTTTGATTTATTACTCGGTAGGTGTCTAATTTTGTTTCCGCCCACTTTTCACTGAAACCTGAAATTAAAATTAAAGGTAACTCACATGCCCAAGCTAGCCAACTTAATCCAGACCCGAGACCAATAAAAAATTCACAAGTACTAAGATCATTTATTACTTCTTGTAAATTTCCTCCTTTAAATATTTTCACATTATGTGGGTATCTGTTATTCATGTAACCATCACCCTCCTTAGAATAGATCATACATTCATACCCATGGGAATTGAGATAATCAACAACTTCTTGCCATGCACCTTCATTGTTCCAATATTTCGCCTGTGCGGTTGAGTGAAATCCAATACCTACTTTTCTCTTCTTTTCAACGACAGGTAATTTCAATTGGGGTCTAATTTCTTGGTAATCCAAACCAAGAATATCGGTTGCGGTTTTTTGTAGTGTTTGTCTTTTGAAATCATTTTTATGGATATTAGTATTAAACTTACCATCTTCATTGTAATACCAACCCAACCTATATTGGGCATAAATATTTAAAACAATTTGTCCAGGTTCTACAAACTCTATCTCGGGGTATTGATCTTTAAACAGGTAGTTCATAAAAGTTGAAACAATTAGTTTACAGTTGTGTTTTAATCGAAACTCTTCACAATACGGCATCCAAGCCAAAGTGTCGCCCAATGATTTTGAACCAAAAGAAATGTAAACTCTCCTGTTTTCTAAATCCAAAACGTTTTCGTAAATAATTTTTCCATTCTCACTAACCTCGGTTCTCCATTTGGTATAATACTCACGATTTAATTTTATCCAACTATTTAATTTTATATTGTTTTGATAAATTAGTGTATCATCATCGAATAACTTAACGTCTAATTTGTTTTCACCTTCTCCTAATATTTCTAAAAAAGGATTAACAACAAAATGTTGATTGAATGTATAATTGGTTTCTATTTTTTTATTTGTATTTTTTTCCATATTAATTACCTTACTGTAAAATTTTAAAAGTTCTTCACCAAAATCTTTCTGATTTTCTAATTCGTAAAATGCATCATTATTCACAAGATCTATAAGTTGTTTTGATATTTCGAGTGGATCATCGGAACTGATAGGTGTGATATATTTATCGAACATACCAAGATAGTGTGATAAATTTCTGGCAAGAATTTTCAATCCGTAGTTTATTGCTTCTCTAACTACAAGTGGATTACATTCCCATTTGGAGTTGAACATCATGACATCACATGCCATCATAAAAGAATCTACATCATTTCTTTCTCCCCACACCGTTACGTTACTTGGTAAATTTTCCATGACAGGTTTCCAATAAGATTCGAAATTTTCCGCCTGATTACCAATAAAATGGAAGTGTAAATCAGAGTGTGTTTTTTCAATCAATCTTGCAACCTCGACACCCTCACTTTGGTTTTTTCCTGAGGTCCACAGACCAACATTTAAAATGTGTGTCTTTGTGAGATCTATACCCAACTTTTCCCTTGTCTTAATTTTTTGTAACAACGGGATTCTATGATGATTAAAAGGGATTCCCAACTCTTCAAGAATTGTCGTCACTTTATCCTCATATGGATATACGTGTAATTCTTTAAAAGGGGTGTTGTCTTTGAAGGTCTCGAAATGATATGGGGTTACAAATGAGTAAGCATCGGGATATAACTTTTTGTTTTCAGAGTTATACCAAACATTATGACACGTTTCAACTATTTTCCATGTTCTGTTATTGTCATAAAAAGAGTTCAATAAATCTAATGGAATTTTGTTAAAACTTTCGAACCCTTCAGGTATTTCTTCGACGTGAACAATATCGATTTGTAAATCTATTAAAATTTTAATCAATTCATATTTTTTATCAACTTCTGTGAATCCACCCAACGAAAAAAAATGATCATTACCTAATAGATCAATAATTTTATTTCTTTGTACCAAATAAATTGTGCTAAATTGAGAGTACTCAATTAAAAAAATTTCAATTTGATCTTGGTATTTTTGAAGTGATTCTATTCTTTTCAAAACAAATTGTGGCATTCCTCCTGTTGAGAGGTGGGGTGTCACATAACACAACCTAATTTTTTTCATAATAGAAAAATAATTTATTGAATTTATTTGTGAAGGGCTTAATATTATTAGATGAAAGAAATGTGTGTAGACATTAGTGGTTGTCGTGCTCTTGGCGATACTTTGTGTGCAACACCTGTAATTAGGAAATTGAGTGAGGCCTACAATAAAAAAATATCTGTTATATCACATCACCCTGAAATTTTTACTAATTTACCTTATGTAGAAAACAATTTTCAATATACTCCTGACTTACTTGATCGTGTAAAAAATGATTATGAAGTATTTTCTACCTTTGATATTTTATACAAACCTAATGGTGTTTGTAATAAACATAACGTGATAGACATTAAACAATTTCATGCAATCAATCTTGGGTTTATGTTAACTAACAATGAAATGAAAATGGATTATATTGCTGATGATGTTATATTATCAGATTTACCTAAAAAATTTGTTTTAATTCACCCTGTTCAAAATTGGGACTCAAGAACATGGCCAGCCAAAAGTTGGAAGATATTGACTCAACTATTGAACGAAAAGGGGATATCTGTAATTTCTGTTGGTAAAGACTCATCTGAGATTGGAAATTCTATGGTTCAAAAACCCGTATTTAATTTTCCAATCCAACTTGGGTACAACCTAATGAATCAAACAAGTTTAGATCAAACTTGGCACTTGTTGAATAAATGTTCTTGTTTTATTACAATGGACTCTGGTCTTTTGCATTTGGCAGGAACAACAGATTGTGAAATCCTTCAATTGGGTAGTTCAATTAACCCTGAGTTTAGAGCTCCGTATAGAAAAGGAAGTCAAGATTATAAGTTTCATTATGTTAGAGGTGAATGCGGATTACATTGTGCATCTGATATGAAATATGGCGTTAGAGAGTGGGGATCTATTCATGGAATACCATCTTTAGTAGGTTGTTTAGAAAAAAAAGAAAAGTTTGAGTGTCACCCCTCCGTACTACAAGTATATGAAAAGGTTATTGAAATAGTCGGTGAGTAATATTTATCTATATGAATAGTTCCGATTGTAGATGCCAAATCAAGTAAACATAGTTAGTCTTTCTGGTACACCACCGTTTAATATATACGTATGTGATGCGACCATAACATATTGTTATTTTGTACAAACTATTGTTGGAGCGCCTTACATCTTTAACGTTCCGTCCCCATTAGACTCAACAACACCAATTATTTTAAAAGTTATTGACTTCAATAATTGTGAAAATATTTATCTATTGAACTGTCAGGAAATTTATGGTAAGGAATTTGAAGACTTTCATATCTTCCTTTTCCAAGACGCGTCATTTACACCATCATATTCTACATCAGGGAATACATGTTACGATTTATCATATAATTCTTTATCCACAACATTAGTCAATGGGCCAACTTTCGATTCGGCTAATGGGGAATCTTTGTTGAAAGTTTTAGGGGTGGAGAATATTTTGAAATTCAATGGACCTCAAATAAATATACCTTTTTACGATATGACCCAGCACCCCTTTATGGACCTCAAATTCCTTCTGTTATTATAACTGTAACACAAGTATCATAAATTAATTCACTTTATCTATTTTTAAGATATATTTTTCATATGAAAGACATTGTATTTCTAAGTGCACAACCTGATGTTCCCTATTTTCATTGGCAAATAAAATTGTATGTTCATAATTTTATTGAAAAAGGAATTAACCCGAATCGAATTCACGTAATTCTAGCACTTGTTCACGGAGCAAAAGAACCGAGTGAAGGTGCAATTAAGTTAAAAAATTTAGGAATTAATTTACATTTTTACGAAGACAATAGAGATGTAAAAACATACATTCCAAGTATAAAACCATATCTTATTGCACAATGGTTAAAAGAATTCCCAAAACTAGGAAAAAATATATTTTTACACGACGCTGATATTATTTTTAGAATATTACCAGATTTTGAAAAACTTATAAAGAATAATATTTCTTATCTATCTGATACAATCGGATATATAGGTTATGATTATATTATGTATTGTTGTAATAATTATGAATCAAGACACCCATCATCAGAAAAAGGACAACTAATAAAAGAAATGGCTGAAGTTGTAGGAATCAATGTTGATATAATAAAGGAAAATCAAAAAAATTCCGGTGGTGGTCAATATCTGATTAAAAATACTGATTATAAATTTTGGGAAAAAGTCTATAATGATTGTACACCACTATATAACCAAATGTTAGACTATCAAAGAAGGTTTCCAATTAACCCAGGTCAAATACAATTTTGGACAGCTGAAATGTGGTCGCTTCTATGGAATCTATGGCTAAATAATTATAAAACAGAAATAACAAAAGAATTAGATTTTTCTTGGGCCACAGATAATGTTGATAAATATGAAAGAATGCCAATATTACATATGGCAGGTGTTACTGATACTTTAAAATCAACAAAGTTTTATAAAGGCGATTACATTAATATTGACCCAATAGAAAAATTAAAAGAAAATAAAAATCACTTTGATTATATAGATGTGAATAGTACGACAATAAAATATATTGATGTTATGAAATCTTACATTGAAAAAACAAAAAACTAATTATTTATTAGTATGCCTAGAATTAATTTTCCCCCACTTGTTTTCAATTGTTTTACAACTTGTAAAGTTACTGGTATTGTAAATACTGGTACCACAACCGAAACACTAACTTTTATTGATTGCTCTGGTAATACTGTTTCAGAAATTTTTGAACCACAAGAAAGTGCAATAGTAAATTTTTGTGGATTATTTCCAATAAGTGGCAATACATCAAATTTCAAAAAAGACAAAATTGTAATACCAAATTCAAGTTATTTTTTAAGTGCTTGTTGTATTGATAACCAATACATAACAATTCTTGCTAATGACGATTATCTAAATCTAGATGATTCTATTTATTGTGATAACTACATTCCTTCTTCACTAAGTGGACAAACTTATTCTGGTTGTTTTTATGTTTACGACAAAAAATTAATAAAGTTGGGAATACAACCGAATTATTATCCAATATTTAAAAATCCAAATGTTTTCGGTGATTTGGGTTGTAGGACTTGTGTTGAAGAAAATCCTTGTGCTACGGATTGTTATGAAATTTCGGCATGTGATGGTAGTGTACCAACATTTACGAGTGCAAACCCAATCCTTTCTGGGCACACAAACAATTCAATACTACTAACAATAACTGATCCACTACCAATTCCACAACAATGTTATGAAGTAAAATACATTGGAGTACAAAGTTGTGTTGAAACTTATGGTTATGAAATTAACTTAGAAGAAAGTTGTTCTTGTTCTACACCAATAACAATACAACCTAGAAATGAATGTGACGTACTTACAATATTTCCTATGGAAGTTGAATGTTTGGTAACACACCCTTCATCAATAAAATCATTTGATGGTGCTGCAACATTGATAATAACTGGTGGCACATCACCATATACAATTTTATGGGATATTGGTAGTATTTCCCCATTAATTTATAATTTGAATGTAGGAAGTTATAGTGCGACTGTTATTGATTATTATGGTGACTTTACGGCAAATACAACTTGTGTCTTAACTGCTGAAACGCCAACAACTACCACAACAACCACAATAAGACCATTACCAGTTTATGGTGATTTGTGTATGACTATTAAAAAAAGAAGTTCTTCAAAATTAGGGGCTGTTATTTTTGAACAAATACAATTTGAGCCTTATAATATTACAAATGGTAACCAAAGTTGGTTATCAGACGACGAAAAATATTTTATGTTTTTTAATACTGGTTACACAAGTCAGTGGGTTGTTTCTGGAAGTTCTGTTTTTGGTAGTATTATTAATAACAATACACCAACACCGCCTATAATTGGTTGGCAAGGACTTGGTAATCCTAGTATAATAAATATTACAGTGACTACTGGTACTTGTACTTCTTACAAAGAAGTAAGTGTAAATATAACACAAAACAATTTGATTTGTGATACAAAAGGAAGTATAACAATACAAGCATATGGTGGTCTACCACCTTATCAATATTCAATAAATAATGGAACAACGTTTAGTACTCTATCCACTTTTTCTAATCTAAATGCTGTAAGCTATATTGTTGTTGTAAAAGATAGTTTGGGTAATTTATCAACACCATCATCGGTCACATTAACACAAACAAATCCACAAACTTTTGTTTTGACATTAACAATTGATGATATTTCAAATACATTCCAAATACAACCATCAATAAACCTTGCACCAACACAAACAATTACTTTTTCGATTGAACAATATTCTCAATTTAATTATTATCCACCAAATATAACACCGACCCCAACATTAGATAATATAGTCACATTTGATGGTGGATTAGGTAATATGGGAATACCAATAATAACAAATAGTCAACCAGCATTGAACATTAATTGTATAGTACCTGTACCATTACAAAATCAACAAATAAAACTTTACACAAAACAATTAACAATAAGTGGTGGACAAACAATAACTGGTTCATATACTGACATTATAAACAATTTACCAGTCGGATTATGTCGCGGTGCTAATAGAGATTTTAATCTATATATCGTAGGAAGGCCAACTGTCAACAATTGTAAATGTTGTGATGTTCAGGTAGTAAACCCAATTAAACCAAATTAAAAATATAAATTTAGTTTTTAGAAATATTTATAAAATAGATGGCATACATAATTAAAAATACATCAGGTTTAGTTAACACAAGAATAACTGACGTTGGAAGACAAAAATTATCACAAGGTAATTTTAAAATATCTTATTTCCAAATTGGAGATAGTGAAGTTTCATACGATAAATTACCACAAACATATAACCAATCAAATAGTTTTGTTTTAGAACCAGGTTTTAATAGTCAAAACACGACTGGAGTACCACAATCAAATAGACAATACGTTAAATACCCATATTATGTTGATTCAAACCAACAGAATACATATGGTATTCCATTTATGGATTCACAAATAGATTCCGTGTTTAATAGAGCACCACTTAGAGGTTTTTTTGGTGGAATTACAACAGCAACCACAGTGAATTGGGAAGTTCTAACCGGTAATCAATACGCTTTAACTGGTAACTATGTTGTTGATATGACAACACTTAATGGTACAAATCAAATTACACTTATTTATTCTGGATGTAATACACCAAATACAGTAAAACCACAAATTGGTGATATTATAACTATATTTTTTGATGGTAAAGCTGATTGTAATTGTGAATGTATAAATTTACCAAAACCCACACCAACACCTACCGGAACAACAACTACAACTTCTACAACTACAACAACAACACTTATACCTTGTTTATCACCAACACCTACACCAACACCGTCAAAAACTCCGTGTTTGACACCAACACCAAGTCCACAATGTCCTCTCCCCCCAGTTCCAGAATGTTTTATGCCAGTACAAAGTTGTACTATTATGTTAACATATAAGATTGTTGATGTTTGTCTTAATACTATTACTGTTGATAGAAATGTACCAAACTATACTTGTTACCCAGTTGATTGTTATTCAAGAACAATTATATATCCATCGACGATGACACAATTATACGATAGTATAACACCTATGCCACATTGGGGTGAACAAGTTATTGATTTTGAATCTATTTGTAATACAGACCAATTTGATGTTAAAGTTTGGAATATGAACATTCCTTGGACTGAAAATCCTGCTGGACTAATACCAAGTCAATTTAAAGACTACACACAATTTGGTTCAATAGATTATATCGGAAGTAAAGAATATTTTGGTTATAATTCAAGTAAAGGTCAAAGTGATACAAGTTATACCTATTATTATAATTCTTTTGATGAAATTGTACAAGTAAAACCAGAAGAACAAAAAGCAATTGCAATAATTCATTACACAAATCAAACGATTGATTTCTTTTATGGTGAAAAATTTGCATTAGAACCTTATGACCCAACAAATCCAGACAATACAACTGGACAAGCAAGAAACTTTAAATTACATATTCCTTGGTTGATGTGGCACAAGAACCCAAATTGTTGTAACGGTCAAACGTTCTGGGTTGATCCACCAGGATTTGAAGATAAGGAATTGTTCAAACCACATTATATCCAATCTACCAAAAATGAAGGAATGAACCAACCTGGTATTAGGTATTATCATTTGTGGGACACAAATCCTAATTCAGATGGATTACCAAGTAGAATTGGTAAGGTGTTTCCAGATAGTAAATTAATTATCATTGATGATGAAGAAATTATTGCTGCAATGTCTTACAAATCAAATAGAAATTGGACATTACCAGCACCACAACTTTCTTTGATAACACCAAATACTTGTGATACAACAACAACATCACAAGGAATATTAACTGGTGATTCACAAACTTTGTTTGTTACATATAGAATTAATAACACATATTGTTTTACAAATTCATTACATTGTAATTATTATTCATCTATTAAAGGTAATAATAACGAATGTAGTCCTGACGTATCTAAAAATGTTGCCGTTAGATTTGGTGGTGATTTTAACTGTTTAGTACAACCATATACCGTACAACCAATTACAACCACAACAACAACTAATCCATTTTGTGGTAGATATCAAATTACTAACACAGAATTAACTGGAAGTACAAAAATTATTTTTACACCTTGTTGTGATGAAACAAAAACATCACCACTTACATTACCAGGAAACACTGGAACTGTAGTTTGTTCAACTACTGGTATTCAATCAACTGGTGATTTGATTATTGATTTGGTTGATGAATGTGGTGGATGTTCAACAACCACAACAACAACTAATCCATTTTGTGGTAGATATCAAATTACTAACACAGAATTAACTGGAAGTACAAAAATTATTTTTACACCTTGTTGTGATGAAACAAAAACATCACCACTTACATTAC